GCATGAACCCGGATATGCCCGCCGGGAAGGTGCTGAATTTCGGGGATTCCGTATTCAACTTTCTTGCCATGCAGGGGAGCGGCGAGACGCCGACTTCCGGCGATTCGCTCAAGACATCTCTCGGGGCATACCGGGCCGCAGACCAGAACCGCCTCGAAAGCCCGGCACCAATTCTCGACATCCCGTCGGAAGCGACTCTGGCCCAGCGTGCCGCCCGCATGAAGGCATTGCAGGCGGAAGCCGCTGCCGCCAGCGTCCCTAATTCCGCCGAGCGGTGGATTCGCACGACCGGGAGGCTTCCGTCTCCGGCGATCCGGGACACGGGCGATGCGGTGATGGCAACGCTCGACGGAACGCAGTTGATTCCCGGAGCGACTTTCGCGAAGGCACCAGTCGCCGCCGCTGCGAAGGCTGCTGCCAAGGGCATCGCCACAGACATGGCAGTAGACGCCGCTGTATCGACTGGTGCGATGGGGGCGTTCAAGCAGAAGCCGGGACGGTCGTGGGCAGAGTATCTGGGATACGCGCCGGAGGACACCTCCGACATCACCATCAAGACAGACGCGGAGGTGGAGGCAGCGAACGAGGCGAGACGCAATCAGTACGCACGAACACAGCAGGCCGAAAGGGTATCTACAGCGGATGACGAGGCGTACAACAGGTTGCAACAACGCGGAAAGGTTCCGCTGGTCACTCGCTATTAGCACAGGAAATCACGATGTCCGACGAAGCCGTCATGGAATCCGACGAATCCACAGACACATCAGTCGCCACAACGTCAGAAACGAGCGAATCCAGTGCGGCATCTGCACCAGAAGTCCAGACGGCGCAAGCGTCTGCACCCGCTGACGCTACTGCACGCCCGCAGCCGTCGGTGTGGGACGCCTTCAAGGCTCTCCCTGACTTCAAGGGGTCGGACGACGTTGCGATTGCTCGCCGCCTCTATGCCTCAATGGAGCGAGAGAAAGCAGCAACACAAGCTCTTGCCCAATACCAGCAGTACATCCCATACGCCCAGCAATACCTCCAGCACCGAGAACCCTTCGAGCGATGGCTCTCCTCCCAGCAGCAGTCCGCCCAGCCGCAGCAGCCGCAGCAAACGCAGCAGTCGCAACAGCAGGCCGCCGCGAGCGAGGCCGTAAAGAAGTGGTGGAATCCGCCGGACGTTCGCGAGTCCTACAAGCAGTACCTCGTGAGGGACGAGAACGGCCGTGAGGTCATCTCGCCGGAAGCCCCTCTGGACGCGCGGCACGCCCTGTATGAGTACCAGAAGTACAAGGCCGACTTCGCGCAGAAGTTCCTGACGAACCCGGAGGAAGCTCTGGGGCCGATGATCCAAGAGCGCGCCGCCAGCATCGCGGAGCAGATCGTCCAGAAGCAGTTCGAGGAGGTGCAGCGGAACCAGTACGTCTCTGGCCTTGAGAAAGAGAACAGCGACTGGCTGTACGACGAGGCTGGAAACCCGACGGCAGAGGGTCTTGCTACGAATCAGTACATCGAGAAGCTCGCTTCCGCAGGCATCGGCACTCCCGAGCAGCGATGGGAGTGGGCGACGATTGCTGTTGAACGCGATCTTCTCGCGAAGCTCGTGGAGCAATACAAATCGCAACAGCAGCGAGGTGCGTTTGAGGCTGTTTTGCCGCAGCAAACGGAGCCTGCCGCTCCCGTTGAGCAGCCGCAAGAAGTTGCACCCAATGCCTCAAATCAAGCGCAGAAGGACATAGAGTTTCTTAGGAGGGAAGCGTCTCGCAATCCGAGTAGGAGTGCGGGAACGGCTGACCCGAGAACTCCGCAGGCACCCCTGACCTTTGAACAGCGACTCGCCAAGCAACTTGCTCGCGAGCGCATTTCTTGAGAGGTAGCAAATGGCTTCAAGCGTAGACTGGGCCCGTTCTATTGGCACAACTCTGACCCTTCATTTGAAGGAAGAGGAACAGACGACCTTTCGCAAGTTCAAGGTCTTCGCTGCCTTGCAGGCCAACGGCAACGTGGCGATGAATCAGGGCGGGCGCGGTTTCGACTGGCAGGTTCGCTATCGCAACGTCCCTGTTTCGTCCTACACGGGCGAGTCTCCGCGAGTCTTCGCACGCCACGCGCTCTGGCAGCGAGCCAGCCTCCCGTATCGCGGCTATTCCGTGACGGATCAGATCAGCAAGCGGGAGATGCTGGAGAACAGAGGTCAGGCTCAGTTGATCGATGTCGCCGGGAAGATGGCGAACCGTCTCAAGGAGAGCATCGAGGAACATCTGGCGAAGGAAGTTTTCGTTGACGGCAATGCCGCCGGTAACGAGAACCGGTGGCATGGGCTTGAGAGCATGTTCTCCGTGAACGGCACGGTGAACGTCAGCACTGGCGCTCAGCGTTCGGCCAACGCCGCCGATCCGTTCGGCTTCCCGAACGACGAGTACGCCGGTTTGAAGTGCGGTCTGGGCCAGTACGCTGGCTCGCAGCTTGCTTCGGGCTCGTGGCCCGCCGTGCCGGTCGATCCTGAGTACGACTTTTGGGCGCCCCTCGTCTGTAACTACACCAGCACGTTCTTCGGCGGTGCGACTGCAACGTGGAAGGATCAGTGCATCGAGGCGATTCGCACGGCGGTGACGCACGCGAAGCGCAACGACACGAAGGAGAATCAGATCGACATGATCCTCCTCGACCGGGCTCTGTACATCCAGTTCCTCAACCGGCTGGATTCGCGTGAGCGGGCCATCGTGACGAAGGCGAACGGCCTCAAGAGCTACGGCTTCGACACCGTCGAGATCGACGGCATCGAGGTGGCGAGCGACTACGGCTGTCCTCCGGGCGTCGGGTACGCACTCTCCATCGGAAACATGGAGATGAAGGTGATGACGGGTCAGCTTCTCGAAGCGGAGGGACCGTACTTCAACGAGGAGCTTTCCGCGTACCGCTACGCGGTGTCGGTCCTCGCCAACATCAAGATGAAGTCGCCCCGCAACTTTGTGAAGTTCGCCGCCCTCGCCTGACCCTTTCTAGGAGAACGATGACAGATGAGTACGTTGACTGCTGATCCCGGATTCGGTCGCGGCCAGACGCTTGGCGTTACCGTCAAGATGTACGAGGCCGAGAACGGCGACGGTTCGACCGTTGTGGGCACCCGCAAGGTGTTCCGCGACGAGAACCCGACCACTGGTGCCATTCTCAGCAACCGCACTGTCGAGTGCGTTGCCGTGAAGAACAGCAGCGGTTCGGCCCTTCTGCCCGGAGCGGTGGCGAAGTTCAAGGATTCCGCCATCCTGTCGGAAGTGGACGGCCTTGCCACGACCTCGACCGCCCTCATGGGCATCGTGGACGAGTATCTTCCCGCCTCTGGCGTTGCGGATGGCGAAGTGTTTTGGCTGGTCATTGGCGGCCCCTCGACGGTCACGAAGACCTCGACCAGCGTTTCGGCTGGTGCGTCTTACGGCCTGTCGGCCACCGCTGGTTCGGCTGCTGCCCAGTCCACGAACCCGCTGCTTGGCTACGCCATTGCGACGAGTGCCACGACCTCCGGCCGCATCCTCGTGCGGACGACCGCCGGTTACTGATGCCCGTTGACAGCGTCGTGATAAGTGGCCGCAGGTGGGGAATGGATGCCTCACCTGCGGCCTTTTCATTGGAGTGACAGCCGTGCCGCAGCCGTCCGAACCGACGCCGATGACGCAGTTCAAGGACGACCGCTCGTCCATCATGGACCAGTTGCACAAGGCGGGCCTGCTCGAAATCGAGGAACTGAACGAGTTCCGGTCCAAGCAGGAGTCCGGTGCTGGCAAGCTGCCGGTCCAGCGATCCGGCATGGCTCCGATGATTTCGTCCGTCCCGCAGGCCGACAGGTGACGCATGGGATCGCCCGTCAGCAGTGCGCTGCGTGCCGCTAGGGTTGCGGAGTTGTCCGGTCAGGTGCGTCGATTGGTGCCGCCGCCACTGCCGCCTGCCCCTCCAGCGCCCCGTGTTGGCGGATACAACGCCGGGAGTGGGCCGCACCAGCAGCGATTCGAGGAGTTCCTCCGAAGGGCAGAGTCCGCGCCAGCACCTGCCGACGGAACGACTCGCCTCTATCGCGTCGGAGAAGTCGCAACGAACTACAAGCCGCCCGAGACGGTGCGGCTGTACGGCAGAGATATGCCGTATGCAGAGTTTGCGAGCATGAGGGAGCAGGCTCTTTCCGGCGGTTTCAACACCAACCCGCAGGGCGCAGCCGGTAGGTGGGCAACGGACGCCCCGAAGGAGTTGGACTTCTACGTCGGAGACAACGACCTAGACGCGCCGATTTACCGCTTCGATGTGCCAGCATCAGAGGTGCCGCAGTACAACGTCAGCAAGACTCCATTCTCCGGCAGTTCACGCAATCACGAAAGAGAATTTGTCCTTCCCGACCAGCATCTCAAGAACGCAGTGCGGATCATGGCCGTGCCAGCCGCAGTTGGCGTCGGGGCAGCGTCTCAGGGGCAGGGGATTCGCGAGAGGTCCGGTGAACTACGATGAGCCAAGAAAAGGTCTGCACTGACTGCGGGCAGTCATTCCCGCTTTCCCGCAACCACTACCGCGTCAAGAAGGACGGGTCGTGGGACGCTCGTTGCGTTATCTGCCGGGCGAAGGTGAACAGAGGAAAGAAGGCCAAGCAGAAGGCTGGCGACATGAAGGCCATTGAGCAGGGGGCTGTCGGAGCCTTCCTCAAGTCGGCCGGTCGTGGCGGCGAGAACATTCCCCACTCCAGCGAACTGCTGGAGCGGCTGATGGACTATCTGGGCGGAAGCTCAGGGTTCGCGGCCCTCATGGTCAAGCAGTATTTCGACGCACCACCCGGAGGGGCGCACCGCACCAAACTGCTGGAAGGGATTGTCCGTCTGGTCACGAAGAACACCGAACTGGGCGGTGCCAAGAAGCCTCTGATGCAGTGGTCAGACGATGAGATCGAGGCAGAGCTTGACCAGAGGCTCCGCAGGATCGCTGTGAGTTACGAAGGGAGACTGCTCGATGTCCAAATCACGCCGCCGCAAACCCCCTCAGATTTCGCCATTGCCTTCGGTCAAGCGTCTGGGGGAGTTCCAGAGGAACGAACTCAAGGAGATGCAGGCGGAACTGGCGAACCGCCGGATCGAAGCGTTGAAGCTGTACTGCCCGACGCCACAGCAGGAGCAGGTTCACGCGAGCAGGGCGAGTGAAATCCTCGTCATCGGCGGCAACCGCTCCGGGAAGTCGCTCTGCACGTTCGTAGAGGACGCCAGAGCCGTCTGCGGAAAAGACCCGCACGGGAAGTACCCGGAGAAGGACGGGATTCTCTGCATCGTCGGCAAGGACTGGAAGCACATCGGTCTTGTCGTGTACCCCATGCTGTTCATGGCGGGGGCCTTCAAGATCATCCGCGATGAGAAGACCGGAGAGTGGAGGGGATACAACCCTTCGGCTGACGCTCACCGCGAGAAGGAGGCGAAGCCGTCGCCGCCACTCATTCCGCCTCGCATGGTGAAGAAGAAGTCGTGGGTTCTCAAGAGTGCCCGCTACATCCAGTCGTGCGAACTGACGAACGGCTGGCAAATCTACTTCTTCTCGTCGGAGGGCGAGCCGCCGCAAGGGTTCAAAGCCTCGCGTGTCCACATTGACGAGGATGTCAACAACGGCGATGCGTGGATTCCCGAAATGCAGGCACGCCTCTCCGACTTGAAGGGCGTGCTGTCATGGTCGGCCATGCCACACAGCCGGAATGACTCGCTCCAGAACCTAGCCGAGCGTGCCGACAAGCTGGCTGAGGCTGGCGTCGAGAACCCGGACATCGTGAAGTTCGTCCTGCGGTTCCTCGACAACCCTCACATCGCAGACGACGAGAAGCGGAAGCGTATCGAATCGTGGGCGGCTCTTGGCGAGGACGTTCTGCGGATGCGGAGCGAGGGCGAGTTCATCAGCGACTCGATCCTGTGCTATCCGACATTCGCAATGCACGTTCACGGGTACGACCGGCTCGACTTGGAAAACAACGTAGTCCCGGCAGACTGGTGCCGCTACGCCGCCATTGATCCGGGACACGCCGTCACGAGCGTTCTGTTTGCGGCCGTTCCGCCCGACGAGTCCATGCTGCTGGTGTACGACCAGCTATACATCCGCAACTGCAACTCCATCATTTTCGGGGAGAAAATGCAGGAAAAGTGCGGTGGGCAGTCGTTCTACGCCTTCATCATCGACATGCACGGCGGCAGGCTGCGGGAGATCGGGTCTGGCCGTCTGCCCGTCGAGCTTTACACCGAAGAACTGAAAAAGCGTGGCGTTTCCTCCGAGACGACAGGCCACTCGTTTCTGGCTGGCTGCGACGACATCCAAGCACGAATGTCAGCGGTCAGGAACTACCTGCATATTCGACCGGAGGGCAGGCCGACGCTGCGGATTCTGCGAGGAACCTGCCCTGACCTTGAGCGGGAAATCCGCCGCTACAAGCACAAGACGCAGCTTGTTGGTGGTGCTTATATCGTGACGGATCAGCCGAACACACGGGGCGAAGTTCATGCTTGTCAGTGCCTAGAATACCTCTGCGCCTACAGGCCGAAGTACCACAAGCCAAAGGTGGAGGCCGGAGATGAACCATGGTACGTCGAGTTCATGCGGAAAAAGAAACGGCGCATGTCCGCAGAAGCTGACGACTACATTTTCTTAGGCCCACAGTCAGGAGCAAAGCATGGAAGCCGACTCTTTTAGCCCGCCGTCTCTCAGGATCGGTGATGCCGTCTACTGGTATCACGATGCCCTGTCCTGCTCGCAGCCGACGCTTGGATGGGTGTCGCAGCAGCCGGGCGCGCACACCGTCAACATCATCGTGTTCACGCCGTTCGTCGGATTCCAAGAGAAGCCGTCCGTTCGCCACCGCGACGATCCCGGCTTGCAGGAGAACTCCGATTGGCGGCAGTGGGGGGCTTGGGAGTACGCACCGCAGACGGCGCAGTTGAAGAAGCTGGAAGGCATGATGCCCCAGATCGCCGGTCTGACAGAGCAGTTGGCTATTGCAAGGAAGCAGGGGAATGGAAGCAAGAACGGGTGAGGACGCCCTCCGCGCTATTGCGACGGGCTGGCTGAAAAAGATCGAGCTTTCGCTCAAGCACAAGCGCCCCTTCACGGAAGACGCGAAGGAGGCCATGTGCTTCTTTGACGGCCCGCACAACTGGTTCTGGAAGGACACCTACGCCCGGCACGAGTACGGCTACAACCGCACGATTGCGCCGCCCGCCTTTCGGATGCAGTGCAACCGCGTTTTCGAGGCTGTAAAGCTGTTCGGCAGCGTGATCTACCACCGCAACCCGGTGCGTCAGGTGACGCCGTCCCGCTATCCGTTCGTCAGCCCCGAGTCCGTTGGCGTCATGGACGACGCCAGCATGATGGCCTACCAGCAGGCCGCACAGGAGACGGTGAAGCGGACGGAGGTTCGTCGCGTGGCATCCCTGCTCATGGAGCGGATGCTGAACTACACGCCGAACGAGCTTGACCTCAAGACGCACAGCCGCCGGGTGGTGGACGAGGCCATCATCAAGGGCATGGGCGTCTGGTGGACGGAGCTGCTGACGCTCCCGCAGTCTGGCGTGAGCATCGTCGGCTCGTTCGCGGACAGCGTGGACAACCTCACGTTTGACCCGGACGCCACCGAGATCGAGGACATCACATGGTGTGCGAGAAGGTGCGTACATCCGATTGACGTTGTGGCGAAGCAGTACGGCCTCGACCGCGAAGTCCTCAAGGGCCACATCGAGGGTTCAAAGCCGCTCGAAGGCGACGATCAGATTTTCCGCGACGAGAACCAGACCTACGGTGGCCGTCGGGTCGGCAAGAGCAACGAACTCGTCACCTACTGGAAAATCTGGAGCAAGACCGGACTGGGCGACAGGCTGAAAGAAATGCCTGCGGACCTCGTCGGTGCTTTCGACAGCGTTGGCGACAACTGCTACGTCGTCGTGTGCGAGGGAATCCCCTATCCGCTCAATATGCGTCCCGAGTCGTTGGAGGAGGACGTTGATCCGAATACTGGCGTTCCGGCGAGCCTTTTCCGGGCCGTGCAGTGGCCCATCCCGTTCTGGGCTGAGGCGAACGGCTGGCCGTTTGTGCCGCTCGACTTCCACCGCAAGCCGGGCTATGCGTGGCCGCTGTCGCACATCAAGCCGGGCATCGGTGAGCTTCGGTTCATCAACTTTGCGCTGTCGTTCATCGCCCAGCGTGTAGCCACTAGCTGCGAGACGCTGATCGGCGTGAGCAAGGCGGCGGACCAAGACATCAAGGACCAAATCCTTGCTGGCTCTGAACGCGGCTTCAAGGTGTGCGAGATCAGCGAGACGCTTGGCCGAAGCGTGAACGACCTCATCTCTGTGTTCCAGTTGCCGGAGGTGTCGCCGGAACTCTGGAAAATTGTCGAGGCCGTTACAAATATGTTCGACAAGCGGGTGGGCCTGACGGAACTCGCTTACGCTATGACCTCCAGCCAGATACGCAGTGCCACAGAGGCGAGCGTGAAGGCCGAGCAACTGAGCGTCCGCCCGGACGACATGGCGAACCGGCTCGAAGACGCCATGAGCCTGCTGGCCCGCAGGGAAGCGTTCGCGTCCCGCTGGCTTCTGGAGCCGCAGGATGTCGAGCCGATTCTGGGACCGCTTGGGGCGGCAGCGTGGGCACAGCATGTGAAGTCGCTCGACCTGTCCACCATTGCTCGTGAGTTCGAGTACCGGATCGAGGCTGGCTCTGCGAGGAAGCCGAACAAGGCAACCCGAGTCGAGCAGATGCAGGCGGCACTCCAGACGCTTGGGCCAATTTTGCAGGGGCTGATTCCGATGGGGATTGTGGACCCCATGAATTCGCTGATTTCGGACTGGGCGGAAAGCCTCGACATCGACGCGAAGCCGTACTTGATACCGCCCCCTCCGCAGCCGCCTGCTGCCCCATCCCAGCAGCCAGTTGATGGCGCGGAGGGGGCTGGTGGGCCTCCTCCTGCCGGAGACGCCCCGCCTCCACCGGCAAACCCCGAGTTGCCGCAGGTGCCGCCGGAAATGGCACCCCAGTAGGCCAAGAAGGAGTAGGGCCCAATCCATGCCGTCTGCAAAGAAACTACCCCCAGAGATCGCCTCCAGCACTGCGGAGGTCCGTGCGCACTATCGCTCCATGCTGGCACAGGGGCTGTCTGAGGCGTGGGCTCTCATGTGTGCCCTCCAGCAGCCGCCCGGAACGCGGGGAACTGACCGTGCGTTCATGCAGGGGCGGTACGCAAACGAGTGGATGAAGAATCAGCCGAAGGCCCTGACGGAGCGGATGCTGCGGGACGCGAAGGCGGCGGGCATCAGTACGTCGGGCAAGTTCTTCATGGGGGGCATTGCTGACCGTCGTGGTCATTGCGACCCGGAGGCGTGGGTGGATTCGACCGCCGACATCGTTCGCGTAGCCAAGAAGCGCGACTTGGAAGTTCACGGCATTGTCGATTATGTGCCTCCGCAGAAGGGGCCGCCGAAGGAAATCGACATCAACCCCAAGATTCTCCGCGAACACGTTCGCGAGGAGATGAAGGCCAACCCAAAGCTCAAGCGCGGCGAGGCAATAGAAAAGGTCAAGGACAGGATCGTGCCGCACTGGAAAAGGAAGAAGAAGTAATGCCAAGCAAGATCGAACGACTGTGTTCCGTTACGGACGTTATCGCCATTACGGACTCCGAAGCTACCAGCGCGCGTATCCCGTTCGCGGCTGCGAGCGGTGCCATGATGTTCGTGGAGGACGTTTCCGGCGGCGCTACGGCGCTGACTTGGTATGTGGCGACTGGCCCTGAGTCCACGCCCGTGCAGGCCAACGACGGCACTAACGACCTTTCGACCGAAGTGATTGCGGGACGGGCGTATCCGCTGCCGGATGCACTGTTCGCCGCCCCGTTCATCGTTGCCGTGACGGACACGGGAACTGCCAGCGTTCGCCTCAGCGTCAAGGGATAGTGATTCTTCCACGAAAGGGAACGTGCTGATGTATTACGCAGCGCAAGACATCATCGAGTACCTCATGGCCTCCACTGGGGGCGGTGCGCAAGACAGCGAGCATCGCGTTCTGCGGGCGGCGGCGCATCACGGCTACCGCGACGTAGCCTTTGCGAAGGACTGGCTGTGGCACGTTACGGACGCAGACCTCACGAACGACGCTAACGGCAGCGGTGACGGCGAGAAGACTTTCACGCTTCCGGCAAACGTCAACAACGTCGATGCGCTGATCCCGCCGGATCGCGTGACGGTGACCTCGTACATCACGCCAGCGGAGTGGAAGAAGCTGGAGACTTGGGACTTGTCGCTGGGCGACCCGATCTACTGGACGGTGATGAAAGACCCGGCCCTCCCGGACCGCTGGCAGCTTCGCATTGCTGGCACTCCTAACGGCGGCAGCGAGGGTTTTGCGATCACCTACCGCCGCAAGCCGCTGCCGCTCCGTTACATGGGCTACGAAACGATTTGCCGCACGCCGGGTTTTTCGGTGGCCGGTGCCGTCAAGCGGTACGGGACGAGCGCCAACTACCCCGAGTCGCTGTTTGGGGTCTACCCGTACGTCGCTCAAGAGATCATCGGAGTGGCCGGGAGTCTTATCGGCAGCATCCCGAACGACGCCAAGACGGTTGTGTCCGACTACCTCGATGTGTCCGAGAATATGTTCACGGCCGTCCTCTCCTGTGCAGAGGTGTGGCTGGGGCGGCTTCTTGGGAAGAACATCGAAGGCGCGATGGCGGTGTACCAGCGCGACCTCAAGATGGCTATGGAGTCCGATGTCATCGCCCCGATCAGCGGGCGGCGTGCAGCAACTGATCGGCACCCTGACATGGCCTCCCCGCCATACGCCGGTAGTCCGCGAGCGCTTGGGTACTACAGCCAGAGCGGCCCTGACACCGGAGGCTGACGATGCGTGCCGAAGCGTGGAGCGGTCTGGCTACCAATGCCAGCCCGTTCGCCCTGCCTCCCGGCGCTGCCGTCAAGCAGGTCAATCTCTGCACGCACATTCCCGGCCAGCTAACGCTGCGTGGCGGGATGGTGCCTGTTGTGTTTGGAGATGGAGAGCCAGAGGGAGAAGGGCCGATGCTCTCGCTGGCTGCTGTGGCATCTGGAGGCGGCACTGTCGTTCTTGGCCTGTGCGATGACGGGAAGCTGTACGCCATGCCGTCTCCCGACAGGGGCGATGAACT